CTTTCCCCCGCGTCCAGCGCGGCTGGGATGACGAGGGCTTTCCTCGTCTCCTACGCCTGGGACGCAGGCAACGGTGGGAACTGGCGCACAGCGTCAGTTCTATCAAGAAGGCCCTGCCTTCCGCCGTTTGCTCCCTCCACCCTCCCCCCTCCGTCCGCTCGTCCTGGTTCGCCAGGGCCTGCGATCCTTCTCCCTCCTCCTCTTCTCACGAATACCTTGCGTTCGCACGTAAGGTTACTCGAGAGGCCCTACCCCTGGGCTGGGACAGAGACTATTACAGCTTTTGTCATAGTTTCTTCCCAAAGCGATCGTCCCGTAACGATCGCGGCTTCTCTTCCGAGTTCTGGTCCGGTTCGACTTACGAGTCGTTCCAGGCCAGAGTCCGGTCGGGTGGTCCCCTTCCCAAGGGGGTAGGCGGTTGGGATCTCCGTTACAAGGAGGTTCCTTCCGCTGGGAAGTTGAGGCCTATGGGCATCCCGACTTATCGTTGGGATACCCTGGGACCCTTGCATGAGTGCCTCTACTCATACTTGGGGAGAAAGGATTGGTTGCTCGTAGGCCCGCCTACTTCAGCCGTCATCGATAGGGTTTGTCAGTCTGACTGGCAGACTTCGGTCGATCTTGTAGGGGCTACGGACAACCTTCGGTTGGACGTTGCCGATACAATCCTTTGCGCGATCCTGTCGCGTTGTGAGAAGGTTCCTGGTTCTGTGCGCCAGGACGCTGTGGATTCCCTTTATCCTACCGTCGGTGACTCCAGAGTCACCCACGGTCAGATGATGGGCACTTACCTTTCCTTCCCTCTCCTCTGCTTGCAGTCGTACGTTGCGGCCCGTTGGGCCACACGTGACACTCAAGCTGGAATTTTGATCAATGGTGACGACTGCCTCATTAGCAGCCCCCGTCCCATTCTCAATAGTGATTACCCCGACTGGGCGATCATTAATGAGACCAAAACCGGCCGCTTTAGGTCGGTTGCGGAGATCAATTCCACGTGTTTCCTCAGGGATTCACGGGGGAGGTGGAAGGAGGTGAAGCACCTCAGGAGGGGTGGTGGTGCTCGTGACCTCCAGGGTCACTTGCACCAGGCAGCTGTTTGTCGGGCTGCCGGACCGTTGTGGGAGCGTGCCTTCGTCCTTGCGAAGTCTCGCTCGAGGTGGTGTCTACGCCCGAGCGATCTCGGGTTCGATCTCAGCGTACTTGAGTCTTTCAAGTACGAACGACGGCTCAGCCGTCGAGGTTACGCGGGTCTACCGCGTAATTCTGGGCTCGATGACGGTCGTTACCGGCTTTCGCTGGATTCGACGTCCGTGGAGAGGTTGGAGGTCCAGATGGACCTGTGGGTGGGCGGTCGGTCTTTTCAGACCGATCACCAGCCTTTGAGCTACAACGCTTTCAAGCGTTGTATGGTCAAGCC